GCAGAGATTCGTGCGAAACTTCAACAGGCTTCCCAACAACAAGGCGGAAGCACAGGCGGTGACAACGCTATTTTCCCTCACTGGAATATTCAAGAAGGAACAACTACTACAGTTCGTTTCTTACCCGACGGTGACGCTAACAATACCTTTTTCTGGATTGAACGAGCAATGATTAAATTGCCATTCGCCGGTATCAAAGGTGAAACTAATTCAAAACCAACTCAGGTTCAGGTTCCCTGTATGGAAATGTGGAATGAAACATGCCCAATTCTTACAGAAGTCCGTCCTTGGTTTAAGGACAAATCACTTGAGGATATGGGTCGTAAGTATTGGAAGAAAAAGTCTTACCTGTTTCAAGGTTTTGTAGTTGATACAAAATTGTCTGAGGACAAGACTCCAGATAATCCTATCCGTAGGTTTATCATTGGTAGCCAAATTTTTAACATCGTTAAAAACGCACTGATGGACAGTGAGATTGAAGAACTGCCCACTGATTATGTTCGCGGTTTAGATTTCAAGATTGCTAAAACATCCAAAGGTGGTTATGCTGATTATTCCACTTCTACTTGGGCTCGTAGAGAACGTGCTCTTAGCGAAATGGAGCAGGCTGCTATCAAACAGTACGGTCTGTTCAAACTCAGCGATTTCCTGCCTAAAAAACCAGGTGAAGTTGAACTCAAGGTTATCAAAGAAATGTTTGAAGCATCAGTGGATGGTGAAGCATTTGACATGGATCGTTGGGGTCAATACTTCAAACCAGCGGGCATGGGTGGTGGTGGTAGTGCTACAGGAAGTGGTACAGCATCCAAACCCGTGTCTAAACCTACAGTTGAAGATGAAGAAACAGCACCTTGGGAAGAGCAAGCATCTAAAGCAGTCTCGGCAAAGGTTCAAGAAGAAGAACCTAGTTCAGGTGGTGATTCAGCAAGTCGTGCTGCTGACATTATCGCTATGATTCGTAAGCGTAATCAGCAATAAGGAGATAGATTGTGGTAAAAAAATCAATCTCTAAGATTGGCGATAAACTCGCCAAAGTAAACGAATCATTCACTGTTAATATGTACGATAATGGCTTTATGTTTGAAATAAGTGGTCGTAATAAGGACGGTGATTATAAGGCTGTAAAGATAACAGTTACAGAAATGTCACAACTTTTGGCTTTAGTACAAGAAGCCACAGAGATGGAAAGGGACGAATAAAATGGGTAAGGCATTCGATATTAGTAAATTTCGAAAAAGCCTTACCAAGTCCATTGACGGGCTTGGTATTGGCTTTAATGATCCCACAGATTGGGTTTCTACGGGCAATTATGCTCTGAACTACTTGATCAGTGGAGACTTTTTCAAAGGTGTTCCTTTGGGCAAGGTCACTGTATTCGCTGGTGAAAGTGGTGCTGGTAAAAGTTATATCTGTAGCGGTAATCTCATTCGTCATGCTCAAGATCAAGGTATTTTTGTAGTTCTTATTGATTCGGAAAATGCTCTTGACAAAGATTGGTTAGTGAGATTAGGTGTAGATACAGACGAATCTAAACTTCTCAAACTTAACATGGCCATGATTGATGATGTAGCAAAAACAATCAATGAGTTCATGAAAGAATACAAGACCATGCCACAAGAAGAGCGTCCCAAAGTTCTTTTTGTTATTGATAGCCTCGGTATGTTACTAACTCCAACTGATATCAATCAGTTCGAAGCAGGTGACCTAAAAGGTGACATGGGTCGTAAGCCAAAGGCACTGACAGCATTAGTGCGTAACTGTGTAAACATGTTTGGCAGTCATAATGTTGGCTTGGTCTGTACCAATCATACCTATGCCAGTCAAGACATGTTTGATCCGGATGATAAAATTTCAGGTGGACAAGGTTTTATCTATGCGTCAAGTATTGTTGTGGCTATGAAGAAACTCAAGTTAAAAGAAGATGAGGATGGAAATAAGGTAAGTGATGTGTTAGGTATTCGTTCCGCCTGTAAAATTATGAAAACTCGTTATGCTAAACCATTTGAGTCGGTTCAAGTTAAGATTCCCTATTCAACTGGTATGAGTCCTACATCAGGTCTTGTAGACATGTTTGAAAAGATGGGGGTGTTGACAAAATCAGGAAATAAGTTACAATATGTCAGTAAGAAGACAGGCGAAATTTCTTCTGAATTTAGAAAAAATTGGACAGAAGATAAATTACTTGTAATTATGGCAGAATGGGACAGTTCAGCAGCAGTAGTGACACCTATTTTACAGGAAACTATAGAGGAAGAATAATGGAAGAAGCACTAATTATAGAAGTATGGGACACTTTTAAAGATTATATTCCGGAAAAAAACAGAGATACAGCAGCAAATCATTTTGTAGATTTTTTATTGGGTAAAGATGTTGATACTAAAACTTTAGAAGGTATTATGGGATATGATCCTCATCTTGACAACGCTATTGAATTGGTTCTCGGCGAAGAAAATCAAGACGATGACGACGAATATGATGAGGATGGTTATGACTATGAGGATGACGAGGACTATTGATGAAATGGTATTCACGAGTCAGCAAAGACATTACGTCTTTGCCTGACTGTATTGACTATTTCTATAAAGAACTTGACTCAGCAAAAAATGAATCCAAAATAATTGGTAATATTGAAAAGGCATCTGCGGCTCTTCCTGGTATTGTTGAACATAGATTCAATCAACTTCAAGAAATTGAAGCAATATTAGAATATCTTAATATTGAACTAAGAAGAACTCGCAGCCGTGTCTTCAAAAAATATCTTGAAAACTATCAACGGGCTCTTAGTTCCAGAGATTGTGAAAAATATGTAGATGGCGAAGATGATGTCGTTGATATGGAAAAAATCATCAACGAATTAGCCCTACTACGTAATCAATGGCTGGGCATTATCAAAGGTTTAGACATTAAACAGTGGCAATTGAGTAACATTATCAAATTAAGGACTGCTGGTCTTGAAGATATCTCGCTCTAATCAACTCAGTATAGAAAACATGGTTCATGCCGTGGCTACGCAGGCATCATCTGTGTTAAAACCCTATGATTATGTTTTTATACAAAGTTTAAGTCAACAAATTTCCTACAACCAATATGGACTAACAGAAAAACAGGCTTCACTGTGTCAGAAAATTCTCAAAAAAAATATAAATTGGTTAAATCAATTTTATCACCGTGATGTTCTTGGAGATATTGAAAATCCCACCTATCTTTTTCCTTTGAGAACCATACCCAGTCAGCACAAAATCAGTTATATGGCGGACAATGACATCAATGAACGCATCAAACTACAATTTCCCTACAATGAAGAAATAGTAAACTATATAAAATCTCAACGCAACAAGATTTATAACTATGTTTGGAATGCCATTGAAAAATGTTGGTATCTCAGCCTAGATGCTTGGTCATTAGAAATTTGTCATACGCTACACAAGAAGTATAAGTTTGAATATGATCCAGAATTTCAAAATTATTTTGATCAAATGGCAGAAATCTACAGCAATTTAGAAAAATATGTGCCCATGTTGGATAAAAACCAAGCAGGGTATCATTTACGCAATGTTAGCCCTAAAATTCCTGAATTTTTCAGTGAAGATTTGGTCAAAAGTATGTTTCAAGCAAGACGCTACGGTATAACATCTTGGTCAGATTCAGTGGAAAATGACACTATTGAACAAAACATAGACACAGTTACAATGAATTTTTTAAGGCATACAGAAAAGAAGGAATTTCCTGTAAATTTAGAAGAAATTGATCAAAAAAGCCTCGAAAATTTGGTAAAAAATCTACTTCCTTGTGTGTTTTTTATCCCAGCGGGGAGCGAACTATCAAAGACTACTCATGCCTATAACATGCTGAAAAATATTGGTGTGGAAAATAAGGATATCAGTGTGCTTTTTAGATTGCCCAATGATACAAACAGCAATTTTAACATTTTTGTCAGAGAAAATGGCCTAAACACACCACTTACAGGAGATACTAAGGCAGTGTTCATCAGTCAAAAAATTCCTAAGACATTTTTCCCCACTGCTCATAGGTTTAAAACTGCCGTAATGTATAATAAGTATCATGCTCACTATGCTACCAGAGATTTTTTAAAGTGTTTTTCTAATACTATAGAAATATGTGATAAAAACTCAAAATCTACATCAGAAAACAGCATGGATTGGTTACAAGATGTCTAAGACTACACAGTTAAGAATACTTGACGAGGTCAATTGTAAGTTTCTAAATCTCGATTTAGACACTCGCAAGGCCTTGGTCAAAAAATTCAAGTTAGAAGACCCAACAGCCAGGTTTAGACCGGCCTATAAACTAGGTAGATGGGATGGCACAGTGAGTTTTTTCGGTCTAGGCGGCACCACCTACATTTCAATTCTTCCTCGTATCTTAGAGTATCTGGAAGAACGCGACTACTATGTGGAGATTGAAGATCAGCGCTCACCTATTGACCTAGAATTTCCTGAAATTTCTGGTGATTTTTGGGGTGAAAAGTCGTGGCCAAAAGGTCATAGGTTTGAGGGACAACCTATTCGTCTGCGTGAAGATCAAGTTGAAGTGATCAACAAGTTTTTACAAAACCCACAGAGCCTACAAGAAATTGCCACTGGCTTTGGAAAAACTATAACCACAGCAACTTTGGCAAAAATCTGTGAAAAATATGGTAGAACAATCACCATTGTGCCAAATAAAAGTTTGGTAGAACAAACTGAAGAAGATTTTCGCAACTGTGAATTAGATGTCGGAGTATACTATGGTGATCGTAAAGAATTAGGTCGTACACATACCATAGCAACTTGGCAAAGTTTGAACATTTTAGAGAAAAAATCACATGATGACGACGAATTGTTAACACTGGCTGAATTTTTAGATGGTGTTGAAGCAGTCATAGTTGATGAAGTTCATATGGCCAAGGCTGATGTGTTGAAAAAACTGCTGACACAAAACTTAGGCAAGACTCCGATTCGTTGGGGACTGACAGGAACCATACCCAAAGCCGAAATTGACTTCGAAAATATTCGTTGTTCCATAGGTGATGTGGTGCATCGTGTGTCAGCACATGAACTACAAGAAAAAGAAATTCTAAGTCGTTGCCATGTTCAAATCATTCAAACTGCAGAACACAAAGAATTTAGCAGTTACGCAGAAGAATTAAAATATTTGGTCACTGATCAAGACAGAATGACCTATATCTCTAATATTATTCAAGGTGTTGCAGAATCCGGCAACACATTAATCTTAGTAGATCGTATCGAAAGTGGTAATTTTTTACAAGACAGGTTAACGGATAGTGTATTCATATCAGGAAGAGTCAAAACCAAAGACCGAAAAGAAGAATACGATGAAGTGGCGGTTGCTGATAACAAGATCATTGTGGCGACTTATGGTGTGGCCGCTGTGGGTATTAATATCCCTCGTATTTTTAATTTGGTTCTTTTGGAACCCGGAAAGAGCTTTACAAGAGTTATACAATCAATTGGGAGAGGTATTAGAAAGGCTGAGGACAAGGACTTCGTCCAAATCTGGGACTTGACAGCATCTACCAAATATGCTAAAAAGCATTTAACAGAGAGAAAGCGTTTCTATAAAGAAGCAAAGTACCCGTTCACCATTGAGAAAGTAAAATATTAATAATGCAGATTTTAACCTTAGAAAATAAAACGTTTTATCTAAATGAACTTCCAGATGAAATTGATAACGACCTGCGGTTTGCCGTGTTTGATAATAGTGATAATAATAACCCTGATTATTTTTATATTCCTTTAATTTTTCTTGAAAGTTTTACAGGTCCAGCAGTAGTATTACAAATAGGACGTCACGAAATTACTATGCCTTTAGATTGGTCCACCATTGTGGGAGATGCAGAAGGATCGGAGATGGAGGTACTGCCGTTGACCAGTCTAAATGACAGGGGCTTCAAAACATTTTGTTTTAATCCATTAGGTAGTTTCAGACCTGAATTTTTAGACATTGACATAATCGATGTATATCAAGATGTTAAATGGTATTTTCCTAAAATGAGAACTGGTCAATTATTATGTACTCCTTTGGAGCCAGGTGATAATCCTACCTGTGCGTATTTTGTTAAAGAAATCAGTAGGCAAAGTGAGCTTGTCAATTATACAAAAGCATGGTGAAATATGAGCAACTCTTATGATAAAATCAAAAACAGTCGTCGTAGGCTAAAAGATGAAACTGCGATAAATCGACAAGTTAAAATTGCCAAGGCACATAACATTCCTGTAGATGAACCACATAAATTAGTTAAACATCATGCCGTAAACTGCGGTGACCCTAAGTGTACAATGTGTGCTAATCCAAGGCACAAAGGATGGACTAAAGGTCAAGACCGGTTCACTGTACAGGAACAACGATTATTTCAAGAAATTGACAGTGTAAGAGATAGACATCATAACGGATTAAAAAATGATAGAGAAGACAACTAAAAAGAAAAAATTAGATCTTAAAAATGTACTTCGAGCAATTGATAAACGTGAATATGGGTTTTATGAAAATTTAGAAAAAGATTTACAAAAAGAATTTAGTCCATTTGTAATGATGAGATTTGTATCTAATGTAAAAGGTGATGAAGATACACAGGAATGGTTTATTGAAAGGACAAATGAACTTGTCAATAAAAATCATTGGTTATTGGCTAATAAACACAAAAATCTAATGTGGAAATTATTAGCAGCTACAGGAGTAGGAGTACCTTGTTTTCATCCATATATAGGTCAACCAAAAGTTGAACTACACAAAATAGAAAAACTAATCGCTGAATTAAACCCAACAATGAAAATTGAAGATGTAAAACTATTAGCGTCTATGATGTCGGACGAAGATAAACAAGAACTATTTGATAAAATGGGATTTGATAAAAAAGATAGAAAGGAATATGAATAAAGGCATGATTAGCCTTGTAAATCAACCTTACAAATGTGTTCATTGTGGCAGAAGTTTTATGAAGGAAAAAACTTGTCTAGCCCATGTATGTGAGAGAAAACGTAGGGCTATGCAAGAGAATGAAAAAAGAGTACAGGCAGGATTTCTCACCTTCAATAGGTTTTATACACTCACACAGGGATCTAAAAAACCAAAAACATATGATGAATTTTGTAACAGTACCTATTATAACGCCTTTGTCAAGTTTGGTAGTTTTGTCAACAACGTAAATCCTCTCTATCCTGAAAAATTTATTGACCATGTGATAAAAAGTGGAGTAAAATTAGATCATTGGTGTAGAGATGAACTATATTATTCATACCTATCTGAAATGTTAAAGGTTGAGCCTGTGGAGAGTGCTGTACAAAGATCATTATCTACTATGATGGAATGGGCAGATACTCATGGAGCTCAATTTCAACAATATTTCAATTATGTTAGTTTAAATAAGGCAGTTCATGACATAGTAAACGGTTTAATCAGCTGCTGGGTAATATTGAACAGTCAGGCAGGTAAAGAAATGATTTCAAAAATGACAGATGATCAATTAGATATGATAAGTGTAAATTTCGATATCAAATTTTGGTTAAAAAAATTCAATCAGAACCCTGCTGATGTTTCTCTAGTAAAAGAAATCTTAGATGAGGTAAAAATAAAATGAGACTTGAAGGAACTGTGCCTAAGGCATGGGGTAGTGAATTTATTTTTGCTACCAATGATAGCTATTGTGGAAAATTATTAAAATTTAACGAAGGTGGTCAATTCAGCATGCATTTTCATAATAAAAAAGATGAAAGTTGGTATGTATTAGAAGGAAGATTTATACTTAGAACTATAGACACTAATGACGCTACTTTTTTAGAAGTGCCCCTAAATCCAGGTGATGTGTGGAGAAATCCTCCATTATCGCCACATCAACTTACATGTTTGGAAGCAGGTACAATTATTGAAGTAAGTACTCCAGATAGCATTGAAGACAATTATAGAGTAATGGCGGGAGATTCTCAAAGAGCTACAATGTACAAAAATGCCTTTTAAAATCATAGTCAACGGAACATTTGATATAATTCATATAGGGCATCTTCGCCTTTTATCTTACGCTAGATCTTTTACTGATAGTTTTGTCTATGTTCTTATTGATAGTGATAGAAGAGTAAAAGAATTAAAAGGTAATAAAAGACCTTACAATAATGAATACGAAAGGTCTAGTCTGTTATTTGCTCTAAAATATGTTGATAGGGTAGATGTGTTCGATACAGATCAAGAACTTGAAAACTATATTAAAAATTATAAAGCAGATTTAATGATCAAAGGCAGTGACTATAAAGATAAAAAAATTATAGGTGCCGAATATTGTAAAGATATAAATTTTTATGAAAGACTTGAAAAGTACAGTAGTTCACAAAAGATTCAAGATATTATTAATAGGGGATAGCTGTGAGGATGTCTATTACATAGGTAGTGTAGACAGAATCAGTCCAGAAGCTCCGGTTCCAATATTAAAAATATCCGAACATTTTAGAACACCTGGGATGGCAGCAAATGTAAGGAAAAATTTTGTTACTATAAATCAGAACGTTGAATTCATCTCTGAAAAAAGTAAAATTACAAAGACCAGATATATCGATAAGAAATCTGGTCAACAACTATTGAGAGTAGACGACGAACCAAAAATTGCCAAATGGAATGGAAATTTTCAATTATTTCGTGACTTATCCTTTTTTGATGCCATAGTAATATCAGATTATAACAAAGGTTTTTTATCCTATGAACACATTGAAAACATTATCTCAAAATCTAAAGTTCCTGTATTCATTGACACTAAAAAAGTAGATCTGGCAAAATTTGAAGGGGCATTTATCAAAATAAATCTAGCCGAATTTAATAATTTAACTAGTACTCCTAAAGAAAGAAAAGGACTAATAGTAACCAACGGTGATAGAGGTGCTATGTACAATGATAAAATCTATCCCGCACCAAAAGTTGAAGTTTCTGATGTCTGTGGAGCAGGAGATACTTTTTTGGCCTTTTTAGTTTACGGATATCTACTTTACGAAAAAAACATAGATAAGGCTATTGAAATAGCTAATCAAGCGGCCAGCATCAGTGTGCGTCATAGGGGTAATTACGCTCCTAGATTATCTGAATTAGAATTATTTGACAACTAAGAATTAATAACTTATAATTAAACTATGCCAGATATTGACATTGATTTTTTAGATAGAAATAAAGTACTCGACCTTATTAAACACGTACCTGCAACCTTAGAAGACGGTAAAAAACATAATACAGGTATATATGTCCAAGAAATACCTACAGATCCTTTTACAGGTCAATCTAGTATTGATTATAAAGAGGCTGAAAAAAGAGGCTATTTAAAACTTGATTTTCTAAACGTAAGCATATATAAAGATATTCGCAACGAAGAACATCTCAATCTATTACTGAATAAGGAGCCATTATGGGATTTACTGGAACAGGACGATTTCGTCAACTTGCTCTTTCACGTCAACGGACATGGTTCGATCTTAAGAAGTATGAAACCAAGGACTATACCCCAACTAGCGGCAGTTTTGGCAATGATACGCCCCGCGAAACGTTATCTGATTGGGAAAGACTGGACCACGGTGATGAACGAAGTATGGACTAAACCTGAGGGTGATGAATATTATTTTAAAAAGTCACATGCCACTGCTTATGCGGCTGCTATTGTAGTACAAATGAACTTGATTTGCGAATCTATCAGTTACGATTATTCCTAACTGATCTTACAAGTTGAATACTTTTTCTTTTTACTCTTTTTTCTGCTATAGATCCTAAATTCACAATAGGGCCAAACAATAATTCTACATCTTTATAGTTAAATGTTTTAATAAAAGGCTTGAAAGGATTCATTTCAGACCTTAAGAATATATTAATGGGTATTTTTCTATTACTTTCCCACCACCATACACTGCCTAGTTCTAGAAACAATGCCTTTAAAGCAGGATCTAAAATCATTCCTAGGTCATATATACTGGTTACATTATTATCGCTATTGAGAATTATGCCCACATATTCTCTGTCATTTGATTTAACACAACTCAAAAATGGATAATTTTTTTCGAACTCTTCTTTCATCCTAGGTTCAATAAATATTGATATGCAAACATTACCGATCTATTTATACCAAAATGTTTATCACGTTACTCTAGATTTGGATCCAAGCATAAGAGGAGTCAATCAAGTTATGTATCAACGAGATCTTGTAGTACAAAAAGGTTTTAAAAATCAAATTCGTGTTCAATTTAAAAATAGTGACCAAAAAAAGATAAGTGTTTCCAATACTCAAACATTTATCTTTTCAATGTTTGATTATCTAAATAAGCGAACTGTTATAGAAAAACCCTTGGAAATTTTAGACGTAAATACCACCGCAACTAAGGGACTGGCTCAATTGACATTAACCGAAAGTGATACGATTGATCTAGAAAAAAGCAGCTACAGTTTCAGTATCAAATTGTTAGACTCTTCAGGAAGTTATGTACCTGCCTACAGTAATACCTACTACGGAATAAACGGTACTATAGAACTTAAAGAAGATCTTGTGCCATATAATGTTGCTAGCAAAGAAGTAACGACCTATACAAAATTGTTTAATAATACAACTAATCTTTATGAACAATTCAGTCCTGCTTTATATGCTGACCCCGAATATAATAGTAATTCTGCCCTGCATACCTTTGTCTTTTATCTAACAGCATTTAGAGGTTTAATGACAATTCAGGCCACCCTTGACGACACTGTAGGTGTCGGCACAAGTTGGACAACTATTTTTGAAAAAAACTATGACCAATTTACAGGGTTAGATTATCAAAACCTCAATGGAGTGTACTCTTATGTCCGTATCAAATTTATACCTGCCACTGCACCTGCCGGGATAGACAACGACGATCCTAGCTATTACGGGTCAGTTGACAAAATTCTGTATAGAAGCTAAAATTAGTAGATGAACACTGTTCTATCTACAATTCTCAACTTACTTCCAGGCCAAAAAAAAACTACACCAAGCGGTTGGATTAGTTTTAACGCTTTCTGCTGTCATCACAGAGGAGAAAAACTAGATAAGAGATCTAGAGGTGGTATTCTAGTGAACAATGATGGATTTCAATATCATTGCTTTAATTGTGATTTTAAAGCTGGATGGACTCCTGGTAAGTTATTATCATCAAATACTAAAAAACTTTTTTTATGGGCAGGCTTACCTGATTCAGAGATAACTAAGCTAGGTCTTTATACTTTAAAAATTAAAGATGATCAACCTATTCTCCTACCGAAGTTTTCATCAGATCTGATAGATAAATCTCTACCAGAAGAGTCAAGGAGCGTTAATGATTGGATTAAAGACCCTGAGATTAACCCAGATTTGTTAGCCATTATAGATTATGTTGTTTATCAACGTGGCATGAATCTAGATTGGTATCCTTGGTATTGGAGTCCTAGTAATGGTTATAAAGATAGAGTAATCATTCCATTTTTTCATGAAGATAGGATTGTAGGATGGACAGGTAGAAAGATCACTTCAGGTAACCCAAAATATCTCACTGATTCTCAACCTGGATACGTGTTCAATTTAGACAGTCAGAAGAACAAGAAATTTGTAATTATAGTAGAAGGACAATTTGATGCCATAGGTATCGATGCTTGTGCTATAATGACCAATGAACCTAATGAATCACAAATCAGAAGAATTAAAAATTTAGATTCTGAAATTATTGTAGTACCGGATCGAGATCGTGCTGGCAGCAAGATAATCAAATATGCTTTAGAAAATGATTGGGCAATCAGTTGTCCTGATTGGGGACCAAACGTAAAAGATGTAGCAGATGCAGTGAAAATCTATGGCAGAGTCTATACTTTATTCACGATTCTGCACTATAGAGAAACTAATAAGATAAAAATTCAATTACTTCAAAAAAAACTTGAGAACATAAATGCCTAGTGTCAATTATTCTTACGATATTCAAAAATTATATCTAGAAATGTTTTTATCTGATGCTGAAACATTCATTAGGTGTCAGAATATTTTCGATCATGAAAATTTTGATCAACGTCTTAGAGCAGTAGCTAAGTTCATAACTGACTATGTAGATCAATACAAGATCATGCCTGAAGTGAAAATTGTCTCAACGCACTGCGGTACACAGTTAGAAACAATTACATTACCTAAGGAAAACTATGACTGGCTGATGAATGAATTTGAGCAATTTAGCAGGCATAAGTCACTGGAACGAGCTATACTTCGTTCAGCAGATCTAATAGAAAAAGGAGATTATGGTCCAGTAGAAAAACTGATTAAAGACGCTATTCAAATCGGCCTAAACAAAGACATGGGCACGGACTACTTTGAAGATCCAAGAGGTAGATTAGAAGCACTTAAAAATTCAAACGGCCAAATTTCAACAGGTTGGCCTTCAGTAGATAAAAAACTCTATGGCGGATTTAACAGAGGTGAACTCAATATTTTTGCCGCAGCATCGGGAGGAGGAAAAAGTTTATTCCTTGCTAATCTTGGTGTTAACTGGGCTATGGTAGGATTGAATGTGGTATATCTTACTTTCGAACTTGCCGAAAATCTTGTCAGTATGAGACTTGATAGTATGGTAACTGGTATTGCTACTAGAGAGATTTTTAAGAACATCGATGATGTCGAACTCAAGGTGAAAATGGCCGGAAAACGTGCGGGTAGTATACAGGTCAAGTATATGCCATCAGGAAAAAATTGTAATGATATTCGTGCTTATTTAAAAGAATATCAGGTCAAAAAAGGTCAAAAACCAGACGTTTTATTGATAGATTACCTAGATTTAATGATGCCTTTATCGGTGAAGGTGTCGCCTAGTGATCTGTTTGTCAAAGACAAATATGTATCAGAAGAGATAAGAAACCTGGCTATGGAAACAAATTGTATCACAGTGACAGCCAGTCAGTTAAACAGAGCAGCAGTGGAAGAAATAGAATTTGATCACAGTCATATTTCAGGTGGTCTTAGTAAGATTCAAACTGCTGACAATGTAATTGGTATCTTTACCAGCAGAGCTATGAAAGAACGTGGCCGCTATCAAATACAGTTTATGAAAACAAGATCAAGTAGTGGTGTTGGACAGAAAGTTGATCTAGAATTTAATGTAGATACTCTAAGAATAAATGATCTAGGGGATGATTCAGAGTCAACCCCACAAACAACCAGCAATACTATATATCAGGGACTAAAACGAACCAGCAGTGTAGAACCAGATCAAGGTATATCAGCTCCTAAAATTAAGCCGATTAAGGGAGGGGCTGATATAAGAAATATGCTGGCTAATCTTAATAGTGAAAAAGATTAAAACAGATTTTCTACTTGTATTTTTACACTTTCATTAATGACATGATGCCATTGGTCACTACCACTGGTTAGAAAAACTAGATCAGCATTGGCCTCGATTAAATTCCAACCTAAACTAATGTCATTATAGGGAGGATCACAATCAATCTGATTTTCTAAATGTCCGGGTAACCACCTAGTATATCCTGCTATAGCTCTAAAACTACTCGGTCCTTTCCCTGAGGCTATGGCAACTAACACACTCATATCATTGCTGATGGCTAAGTCTCTTGTTATAGAGGTTGATCCGGTGCTCATCCAATCCGATGTATGAACAACTATGATTCTGTTAGTATTTTCTACGCCGCCGAAATATACCGGAGTATCTTCATTGTAACTAAGCCCTAGACCCTGCATAATGGTAGCAAGATTAGTATTGTTTTCCATTGGCTTGTTTATCTGTAGTCCAACACTACCACTGTTATCTTGATCTATTAACAGTATCACACCCTTTCTAAGTATGCTATCATTTCTCTTAGGGTGAGCTGCTATTAAATAGCCTTTGTAATTATCTATGTCTTCCATATTGATATTTACTACAATAAATATCTTTTATGAAAATAATCGAATTTCTATCACCGGGGTATCAAGTCCATAAAGAACTTAACCCTGTATTATGGACTGAAAATCAAGAAATTCGACCAGAAATAGGTAAAAAACTACTTGCCATAGCTAGGCATTTTAGAGAATTTGTTAAGTTAGATTTTCCCATCGTTGATCTAGTTATAACTGGTGGTATGACTGGAAAATACTATACAGATAAAAGTGATATAGATCTACACCTAATCACAGACTACGAAAAAATAGAATGCGACCAAGAAACCGCTGAATTGTTCGATACTAAACGATTACTATATAAGGAAAAATTTGATATTAGAATATATGATATTCCTGTAGAACTTTATGTAGAAGATCTTAAACAACCAGCTAAGGGCGGCAGTTATAGTTTAAAAACTAATCAATGGGTAAGATCTAGCACAGAGCCTAAACAAGAGATAGATGATCCTGCAGTAGCTAAAATGGCTATTAAAATATCAAAACTAATTAGGCAAGTAATTCACTCCGGCGACTTAGTCAAGGCTAAATCTTTACAAAAAGCCATATGGCAAACAAGACAGACAGGATTAAGCAAGCACGGAGAATTTGGGGTCGCCAACCTGGCATTCAAAAGTCTACGTAACAGCGGACAATTGGCCAAATTACTTGATCATATACGAAAACTAGAATCTAAAAGTCTAGGATTAAACCAATAAAAAAGCCCGATGTTACCGGACTTTTTTAATTGCTAGTAATGCCAGCTGTCGAGCTAAAAACAATTTCCACTTTATTCTATCAGATAATATTCCATCTTTTTCTGCTTCTACTCTTAGACGTTTTAAATTTCTTGCTATAGAATCGTCAAATACAACAACTTCAGTATCTTCTAGATCTTGTTTAGATTGTAGAAATCGTAGATCGCCACGACGAGCTACTATTACTTCTTTGCTTCTGCTTTCTTTTCGTCTTTCTTAGCAGCGGGAGCAGCAGCAGGAGCAGCAGCAGGAGCAGCGGCTGTAGCAGCAGGTTTGGCTTCTGCTTTCTTTTCTTCTTTCTTAGCATCAGCAGCAAAAGCAGAACTAATACCAAAAGCAGCAACTAACATAGCGATAACTGATTTCATTTTAATTTCCTTTTTAAAAAATAACAGAATTATTCTGTGTATTAATATTAACGCCTTAAATACATCTGCGTTGACTTAATTATACTACAATGGAAAAAATAAAAAAATATCTTTGGATGACCGCAGGATTTATCTTTTTAGGGGTTGCCTATATTGGTGTGGTTACTCCGGGCATACCCTGGTCAACACCTAGTCTTATAGCAGCCTATTGCTTTGCCAAGAGCAGTGAAAGATGGCACAATTATGTTATGAATCATAGATTATTCGGCCCGTTTATTCGTAATTGGCAAGATGGCCGTGTATTCCCAACCTATGCCAAATGGGCCATGTTTATTTGTATGGACATATCACTAGTGATAATTTGGTTTACAACTTACAATGTGAAATTAACTGTAGGAGTTGCTCTGTTTATGGCATTTTGGATGATTTGGGCTACACGCTATCCCGGAAGCAAAGAAGAAGCAGATCGAAGACGTGAAGCGGGAGAAAAACTAGGTTGGTTAAAATAAAAAACGCCCCGAAGGGCGTTTTATTGTACTTCTAATTTAAATTAGAAACGATGACGTATACCAACACCTGATACACGAGTATCTGCGAAGGCTGTGTTTGTTCTGTTTACACCGTCATTGGTGTAATTAGTATCACGTACAGCAGCATAGACATCTGTACGCTTACTGAGACTGTGGCTTAGGCCAACTGCCCAACTTGCTGTTTCTGCTGACTTGTTGCCTATAAAGGTGTGATCGTGCTTGGCATAACTTACCATAGCTGTGTTACCTTTACCTAAAGGCATAGCAGCACCAAGGCTCCAACCTTCATCCTCTTTAGTCACTGCGTCGCTATGTTCAACTTTGTCCCATTGAGCATAAACTTTGGCAACCTTAAGATCATAACTACCGCCTAGGATAACTGAACTCATAGCAGGCTTACCTAGACCTTGTTCAACTTCCTGCCAGGTCGCTGTAAGACCAATCGGACCGCGGAACATCATTGCGCCAACGCTCTTACCAGCCTGCTTGGTTCCAGTGGCATCATCAACAATACCTGCTGAATATACACCAGACACTGTTAAACCAGCGACATTGGTTTTAACTTGTACAGCATTATTCCAACCACTGTCAACACCACCAGCTGCTAGGTTGAAATTAGTAACACCAAAACGCTGTGTGACCATAGGGCTAAAAACAAAACTGTCACCAAATGAGTTAAATGCTACAGTAGAGATAAAGTATGGAGTGGTCACACGACCAACTTGTACTTCACCTAGCTTACTGCCCAATGATACATAGGCATTACGAGCATAGAAAGCATCACCGTTGAAACGCCCTGTTGAGGCTGTATCCGGGCGTAGAAATGTTTCTAGAACCACGCTGGCCTGATAGGCGCCAACTTGCTCAACACTCTTAATACCAATGTGGCTGGTACTCATACCACCTGCTGATACTTGATTGGCAGAGTGCTTTCCTGATGTGTGACCAAAATAAGCATCTGCCAAACCGTAGAGGCTGGTCTGGGCTGCTGCCACTGTGGTTACACTGGCTAGTAATGTTGCTAATAAAATTTTCTTCATTTATCTGTTTTCCTTTGAAAAATATGAAACTCTATGTGTAAAAGTAATATATAGCACGAGTTTAAAAAAATGTCAAATATCTGGCTCAAATACCGGGTTTTTGATCAGAGATTTCATGTTTGTTCCAATAGCCCGCAGGACATCTACTACCTGTTAATTTGGCTTTTTGACTCATAATACAAAAACATAACTGACATTGGTCAATGGCACTGGTGTAATTTTCACACCTGTGACAATGACTTAATCTTTGTTCTAATACTTCTTGAGGAACAGGTTGAAATGGTGCCCAAGCTCTTTTCCTGGCTTGATCTAATTTTTCCTTTATCTGATCAGCAAATGACATGTTATAGATCCTTTTGTATAATATATAGCCTTTTAGAAAAACTATAAATATTTTTTATGATCCAAGATTCGGGAATAAACTGGATTAGATTGGACAGCCGTAATCAGCTGATAAACCACTATTGGGATCTTCTAAAGGAAATAGATCTTTACATACATAGGCATAACGATCTAGAAGATGCTACTTATTGGGCTATTTGTAGAGATAATACCACACATAATGAAATCTTTTGTTCAAACAACACAGGCAAAACGATTACCACACCGTGGACCACTGTTGCCAAAGAATTCCCTGAACTATCAATCATACAACGTAAACTTCAACTCCATGCCTATATTGGTAGAACAATGGTGGGTAATTGGGGCATACATCGTCATTGTTATGCTCCTGATAGTGCATGGAACATAGCAATTTTTGATTCAGGATGTAGTAATGGTCATGTTGATTTTTATAAAACATCAACAAGTAAATTAGATCCTAATAACGCTTACTATGAAGATGAAGTGGATTTTAATTCAGATGGATTCACGTTATGGGAATCTGTTCCTATTATGACTGGAGATATGCTAAGTCTTAATACTTGGGCATGGCATAGTCATATCACAGAAAATAGAAATGTCTGTGCTTTTCTTAGCTGTTTAAAAAACACACCCCCTGGCACTGGAACTAGATCTCGTATAAAAAGAACCTTAAAAGAGGTCGAAAAAACATAGGCTCCTAAGAGCCTATGCTGCTAGTTTCTGTTGCCAGGTATAACTACCCCTGCATACCTTTGATTAGGCTGCTAGAGCGTAAACTTCATCGTTTGCGTCTATTTGGTTTTGCTAGCTTTAGGAGCTTCGCCTTGCCTGTTGTCCATATCTGTACTCTTTGCCTCGTCGAAACCATGGTCAGGCCCTTCAGGAGTAGACTGTAATTTCATATCTGCTGGCACAGAACCAATACCAACTTCACGATCCCATTCTCTCTGCGTATACTTGATTATAAAATCTCCTCTTGGTGGACCTGCCGGGAATCGAACCCGGGTCCGCGACACTTTTCCTTCAACTTCATACAACAATAAAAAACTTTGACAGACTCCATAGGGCGTGTGGGTCCTCTGTCTAGACATATGAGCCTCTCACTCATACACCCTGCTATGCAGGATTACCCCTACCAGATCCAGTATTTAACATTATCTACGCTGATAAATAATTATACTATGAAAACAGCACAAGAACAAGCTAGAGATTTCCTCAAATACTGTTTGACCCATAGGCCTACAGGCTGTCAATTGGTCACAATAGGCATTGACTTTGACCCAGAAGATCCCTTGGTAGATGTTATTTGCCTAGAACAGGGCTATGATTTGAATTTGATCACTGACTTTACAGACCAAAGCATTGATCTGGTCTATGTACACAAAGATATACCCGATCCCGTAGATCACGCCATACTATGGGGCTATAAGATTAGAGGCGGCGGCGCACTCAGCGGTTGGGGCTATCAAGATCCTAAAACTAAACAGGACCTACTGACAAAAATGGGAGACTGCTGGACTGAATTTCCAGATATTTGGGCCCTGCCTATAGTCACTGTCTAACCATACTGTAGTAGAAATAGACTACAACTGCGATCACGGCTGAAATTTACTGTACAGATCATATGGTTATCATTGTAACCAAAACAACTCCAACCCCAGGTCCACTCAACCCATCTGGCCCCTATCCTGGTGCGTAACCAAGAATCTACTTGGGCTACACTGGATTCCCAGTCAAAATAATCCCCCCTGTAGATCTTGGGCCACGGCGCTGACGCAGAATATGGCAGTTGAGGATGAAGATCCCATAAGGCTCGCATAATATTATTTACTCCCGCGAAGCGGAAAAACGGTAGGACTTTTTTACAGAATTATCTACAACGAGAATTGACTGATAATAACTCTTACTGTATAATGACTAGACCCTAATACACTGACAGAGAACGTGACTATGAGAAGATGCTTGGCCTGCTATAATACTATGGACATTCAAGCTGACCGCTGCCCATACTGTACTAGTCTAGTGGACTACTTTGGTAGACCCGTTAAACCACAGCAGAACATACCGCCATCCCAGAATAATCAACGGCCACAGAACAATAAAATATATCAAAGACCTGATCAACCAACAACACTACGAGATATTATTATGGCGTTGACACTGATAGTGTCAATTGTGGCTACGTGTTTATATCAAACAGTATGGCCACTGATAATTTGGCTGCTGCTTTTTATAATAGTGTATCTAGGCTAGACCGGTCTATATACAGGGCAAAAAATTTAGTGCGCAATTTTTTTGAGGTCCTGAGATCTCGGCCCCTGGTGATTCTATCTAGGTCAAGGTTTTTAGAGTGGGGTTTGCAAGCTCATTTGTGCTAGTGTTTGTAGCGCTACAATATATGCCCCCCATACCCCCACCGTTGTCTCGAAACAACACAGTGTAGTCTATATGCAACACAGTTGCGTTATGCTGTAAACTGTGTATAATACACATATGCACACAGCGCACACAACTACACAGCAACTTGCTACAGCAAGTGCTAATACTATTGTGTGTGCTAGTGCTACACTTTTTAACTACACAGAGAGCTCGACTATGCAAAGCACACTACAATCAAGTTTAAGCGCAGACTACACAGAAGCATTTGAAGACATGTATAACTCAGACACTGAGGTAGACATCAGCGACATTGAGCACGAGCTGATCACTCGCTTTGAGCGGGAGTTCGCAGAACACTTGCGAGGCTGCGACAGTAACGACGTGGGAGGTGTTATAGTATACCTGCGTGGGGGAGAAGAAGTTGCGTTCTTTGACTATGAGAACTTCCACGGTAGTGTATATGCACTGGGACACAAGCGAGCTAGTGAGACCAGCATAGAATGGGCAGAGCGTGTTGGGATGGTGTAGTTGATCACAGTGTGGCAGCAATGCCACACTGTTTTTTTTGTTGACAGTCCATCTAACTGATCATATAATACTTGTATGGACAAAGCCGCTAGATCACGCAAGAAACGAGTAGATCGCAATCATATCATATATGAGTTGCGTATTGGTGCTGAGAACTACATTGGGGTCACTGCTAAGACAGAGAGCACAGTGCTCAAGTCAGTTCGTGCTCGTGCTGCCAAGCACTTCTACAGAGCAAAGACTGAGAACAAAGAGTGGTTGCTCTGTGTAGAACTGCGCAAGTTGTCTAGCAAAGACGACATTGAGATTTTGGTACATGAAGTTCTGCGTGGGAAGACAGCTGCTCACAAGAGGGAAGTAGAGATACGTCGTTGCGTAAAACCCACACTGAATACAGATGTGCGTGGGGATTGACAGCTAGTAGGTAAGACAGTATAATAGACACATAGTAAGGAAGCAGGGGCGAACAGACAAATTGCAGCGGCAAAGCCAAAGCAGATGACCCCTGCGGAATTACTCAACACTGAAACAGTTAGGAGCAAGAGATGAGAAAAGTATTAGGAACAGCAGGTGTAGTGCTAGGGCTATTGACCCTAGCAGGGCTGGCAGGTGGCATTACAGAATTAGGCCCAGAGGCGGGCATAAACGACTTCCTCAGCATTTTCAGCACTGCCTTGGTCGCAGGCTGTTTGGTCAGCCTAGGTTTTCATATGGTAAAAGAGATTTAAGCACGCTCCCCCAAGTGCGTTGGGTTAGTTAAACTTGCGCCGGCCAGGGTACGCATCGCCGGCACCATTACTAGACTAGGAGCAGATGATGATTGAAATACAAGGATTGACTCGCAAGCAACGAATCCTCGCAGATACACTGTGGAACAAGTGCCAAACTCAGGGCGATGTTGATGCTGTGCTAGGCCTTTTTGGAGTAGATGCTCGCATTGTCTACGAGATGATGATTGCACACACTATGGATCAGTATCAGGGAGTAGATGAGGCTCGAGACCTGCTTGACAGAATCTTTAACATCTAGTATAATTAATTCTTTAAATAACTTATCGAGGAGATGACATTGGCTATCAAGTCAAACACTGTATTAGAGTTCGATCAAGATGCTATCAAGCGCCGTGAGCGTGAGGTTGCCAAGGAAACTGATACCCAAATCTTAGACCGCCTAGCAGAGCGTTTTCAGATCCTCAACGACATGACTCGGGCTGTCAAAGAGGGTGCCGTTCGTGCTATGATTGTGAGTGGTCCTCCAGGTGTGGGCAAAAGTCACGGGGTAGAGGCAGTATTGGCCAAGGCCGATCTGTTCAATACCCTAGCTGAACGCAAGCCCAAGTATGAGATCGTCAAAGGTGCCATGAGTGCCATTGGTCTATATGCCAAGCTTTATGAGTTTGCTGATCGGGGCAACGTTGTGGTATTTGATGACTGCGACTCCATCTTGTTGGAAGACCTTTCGTTGAACATCCTCAAGGGTGCTCTGGATAGTTCAAAGCGGCGTTTCATCTCGTGGAACACTGACAGCCGCTTGTTGCGTTCAGAAGGAGTGCCTAATCGTTTTGAGTTTAAGGGTTCAGCGATCTTCATCACTAACATCAAGTTTGAGCATGTTCGAAGCAAGAAACTGCGTGATCACTTGGATGCTCTGGAGTCACGTTGTCACTACATTGACCTACAGATGGACACCGAGCGTGAGAAGATCCTGCGTATTGAGCAAGTGGTCAAGCAGGGGGACATGTTGGAAGACTATGACTTTAAGCCCTGGGACACGGATGACATCTTAGACTTTATCAAGGCAAATTCATCAAAGTTGCGTGAACTATCACTGCGCATGGTAATCAAGATCGCAGACTTGAAGAAGGGTATGCCCTCAAATTGGCAGGCAGTGGCTAGAACTACCTGTATGCGTCGTGTCTAGTCTACTGACACGCTGTGCTCTCTACGCGACCTTGGGCGTCACTATCGACGCTCTTGGCATTGGTTGGCTGGGAACCTTTATGATCCTGGCACTCTGCCTCTGTTGCGACCATGTGGGTAGGATAGATGGGCAGCAGTTCGGTGCTGCTGATGGCCTTAGGCGTTATCTAGCCATGACAGAGGCTCAGCAGGCTGAAATACGCAAGATGGTCAAGCGATGGGAGCAAGGTAGCTAGAGCTGTTCTGTCTGCCAGACTGTGTCATCGTTTGGTTCTGACTGTGCGGGTCTAGGTGGCTGGTACAGGGCCTGGAGATAGATTAGGCCTGTGGCATTTGTGCCACGATCTGGCACTCCAGTAACGCCCCCTGCGGGAATGTATCCCGCACTCATGTAGCCGTCTACTAACATGGCTAAGACTTCGGGACTAGGGGCTTGAACAATGACATATCTGTCCATGCCCGTATTTACTTACTGGGTGTAGTGCTCTTGAATAGAATTGAGCAAAGAAGGCTTAGTCCCCATGCTTCAAGCAGGCTGATCTCCTTGAGATCAAACAGTGTGGGCATGAGCCAATTCCATAGCAACCACACTGGTATAGATGCGATAACGCTGACAATAAAGGCCAAGGCCAGAATGGCCAAGGCCGCGTAGATCAAGTTCATCGGTTATCCCCAGCGGCTACTAATACTCTTTAGTTCTCGGATCTCTGCGTTGATCGCAGCGATGCGGGCCTCAATTTGGGCATTGGATTCCGGATCCAGTTCACCTCTAACTTCGCAAAGGTATACTAGTTCTTCGTAGAGGTTGTCAATGGTGTCATTCATGTTAAGTCCTTATAGGTAAAAAGCCAGTTTGGTTAGCAATCGGGCGGTATAGAGTAGGACTGCTTGGAAGAACCCAGTGACCCAGCCCATGTAGATCACTGTGAGCAAGCCTATCAATCGCAGCATGTTAGGCACTCCTTAGGTTAGCCATCAGCCTATTGTGGATCATAGTCATCTCATCCTGCTCAACGTAGAAGTCCGTCTTTGGGTCGTAGTATTGACCCACCTTGTTGTCGTAGTAGAGCACACGACCTGAGAAGTTGAATGGGCCCTCAAGTCCCTTGCGTGGGCCGTATTTGACACGCATCTCGTCCATTTGAAACTTGTCTGCGATAACCTTGTAGCCCATTTGCTGCTCCTTGTTGTTTACCATACAAGTATTATAGCCCCATTTGGGTCTCGGGTCAAGTCTGTGGCGTTTCTGCTACAATCTCCCAGAAGATCTTTGGATTCAGCCGTTGCCTCTGTCGCCAGTAGGGCAAGGCCCAAGCAAGGTTAGTCTCTATCACAATAGGAGTCATTTGACCCATCAAGTTCCTATGCCGGCTCATATACACTCGCATCATTGTATGACCTCTCCTTGTTGTTCACTATACAAGCATTATACAACCAATCCAAAGACCTGTCAACTTCGAGGGTCTTTATGCTCAATCTCAACAGATTGGTAGCCACCCCAGTTGACAAAACTTCGCCGAACTTCGAGTGCTTCTTCCAGTGTGGCACACTCGAGGCGAGCACTGTCTCCTTCATGCTCTATGATCACATAGTAAGTCATCTACGGCTCCTTATCAACCAAACTGCCTGATGTCTGCTCGCCAATAGATCTCTGCCGTACCTGAGTTCCGTGTGCGAGCATAGGCCTCAGCATCTTGACGGTTGGTGAAGATTCTTGTCTCATCTGGGCAGAGCCGCTGTCCCCAACCACGCTCATACTCTGTGACAGTGACTTCGAACAAGGGACCTTGAATCATTGGACCTTTCATTACTTGCATTTCCGGCTCCTTACCTAAACAACATACCGTATACAATACCACTCACACAGGTTAGGACGAACACTGCGGGGATGCTGTAGATGGCTAACCAAAACAGTTCATCTAACACTCTATCCAACTTGCTCATCTTGTAGTCCTTTTTGTTTACTGTAACCATATGATATAGCCATATGAATACCCTGTCAACCAATCAGGTATTCCAGTTCTTCCCTTGCTTCACGCTCTGTGTCAAAGCCCGAAGCATCGTAGGACCCGTCGTAGAGTTTTACATAATAGCCGCCAACTCCCGGACTGTGATCCAAATCCAAACCGTACTCACCGACGCCTTCTACCACAAAGATTGTCTTGTCCATGACTACTCCTTATGCTACAACCACCAGCTCTTTTGCCGGGTAGGTGATCCTACCGTCGAATTCGAGCTGATTACGCTCGTCCTGGGTGAGGTAGTCGTCCTCAACCACGTACCAGTCAACGATGTATTCGTTATAGAACTCGTCATCGATCTCACATTGGTCCCGGCAGCTATCGACCACTGCCTGGGCTGAGTTGAATTGGGTAAAGTTTGGTACCACATAATTGAGGCCTCCTTTGGCTTTCCAGTGGGGCTTCTCAGCAGAGCCATAGTTCTCATACACTTGGGTAAGGATCACTAACTTTGCCATTTGCTGCTCCTTGTCTGTTTCGCTATGTTTCTATTATAGGATCATTTGGAGTGGCTGTCAACCCTGTGGCATTTTGGCCACCGAGGGTGCCGGGGTCTGTGGCATCTACGCCACAACATACTTTTGTAGGATGCCCACAGTGCCCGCAATGGCCATTACAACATTTGTAGCAATTAATGCCCGGTCTTTCATCATCACAGCAGCCGCTAGCCAAATTAGTCCTGCAATGTATAACAGTGTAGGACCCTGCGCATAGCCTGCCTGCGTCATATAACCAGCGGGCACCAACAGTGCCGTCGCTGTCCATTTTAAAACGTTAAGCAATTTATCGTTCACCTGTAGCAATCTCTCTAGCAACTTCTCGTATAGCACGCCCTGCAGCTTCAAATGCATTAGTATAAGCATAGTCATCGCTTAGACTGTTAAAGCCCCTCCACAAGCGCCAAATGTCTGCGTCACTGTCATAATTTTCAACACGGATGTCGTAGGTGTTAGCAAAAGGATCCCCTAAGCTTACAACACGTACAAGTCCATAGTCGTGTATAATTCTCATAACTTAAGCCTCCATGCTAGCAAGTTCGTCCTCTTGCATGCCCTGCTCTGTAAAGCATACCTTAAAGCCTAGTGCTTCGCTAATAGCACGCTCAAACGCCGTGTCTGTGTAGATGTCCCATTCACTGTCGTGTCCAACATGCACTTGTACATTCACTTCGTTGTCAAATGCCTGTGTGCTAACATCTATACTGGTCACACGCACTCTGCGTCCTGCTTCGCAGCCCCATAAGCCGTCGCCAGCGCACACTACAGTAAAATTGCAGTCAAATCGCATAGTAGTCATATCGCTATGTTTTTCAAAACTGCTTAGTACTAATTTTTTCATCTTCGCTCCTACTTGTTTACAATAAAAACATTATAGCACAACACAGCCCAAAGTCAACTGTGTTGTGCTTATACAACACTAGCCTAATACGCAGTTATTAATGCGCAAGTAAGTGTTCCCACCACAGCGTCCCATTTCGTTATATTTGCTAGTAGTAACTTTCACTTTGTTATTGTAGCCTGCTAGTGCAAATAACGCCTGTAATTCTGTAGCAATCGCTTTTGCTTTGTGCTCGTACACAAAAAATGTAACATTACGCAAGTCGCTATTTGTTAAATTAATGTCTGTGTAGCTCTTGCCGTAAATGTTGTCGTTAGCAATGCTGCGCACAAGTTTACGCACAAGTTTTGTGTTAATTAGTTTTTGCATTTGCTGCTCCTTTGTGTTAAAAATACATTATAGCACACTGCTAGTTAAAAGCAAGTGTGTTGTTTTTATGCCACAGTGCTTGCTACAATGTCAAATGCTTCTGTTGCGTAAATGTCACTGCCAAATTCCTCCTGTGTCTCTACAATAGCACGCTCAGCAGCACGTCGTGTGGCAAAAGTGCCATAGTGCTCTCTCTCGTTGCTGTCGTTATAAAAAAACAAATTGTATACTTTTTTAGCCATTTACGCTCTCTCTCTTTGTTGTTACAGTAAAAGCATTATAGCATACTGCGCACAAAAAGCAAGCGTGTGGCTAAAAAGCCACAGTCATGACTGTGTTGTATAGGAGCCACAGACTCGAAACTGGTTGACAAGGAGCGAATTTGGCAATACAGTTTGGTCTGTGGCAGACACCGGGGCGGGAGCGAAGCGCCCTAGCATCGTTTAGTCAGTATGGGGCGGCAGTTTGTGGTTGCGCTCGTCCTCCATGTCAGTGTCCATGTTCTTGCGGTCTTCTTCAACTATCTCCTCAAGTTCATTCAGCAATTCTTCCTCAGAGTCATCCCTATATGATTCCCACTCTGCCATGCGCTCAGTGATGCCAAACTCTTCATCAATGTCTTCACCTACGATGTCCTTGATCTCATCTGGATCAGCATTAGCATATTCTCTATAGTCATCATCAAAGTCGTTCTCATCACCTGTGACTCTACCACAGAAAGCCATACCGGGCTCATCGTAGTAGGCATCAACTTCATAGCCCGCAGCACACATGGCACGATAGACTTCGATGGGTGGAGCCCATGCTGAGTCAAAGTAGAAGGTAGCTTGATGTGCTAGCTCCTCTACGACATCACCTGTGACATCCCACTTGGTGCCCCAGTTAGACACACAGAAGTCATAGTTCCATTCATTGTTGGGCAAGGGCACAAAGGTCTCACACAATTTACCATCATTGAAAGCCAAAACAGCTAACTTGATCTTACGTGGATCTTTGTGTGACACTGTCAACTTGTTAGCGCACCAATTAGGCATAATAAAACTCCATTCTAAATTAGATAGGTGGGGTATAGTGAATACCCCGCTATTGGTTAGACAGTTTCCTTGTTGATTTTCTTAATAGCCTGCTCTTCCTGCCGCTGTGTAGCACGGATGAAGTCATTGATCAAGCCCTTCTGATACCGCTTGGGCGTATACCGCAACATCTCAATCACAGTGCTCTCAAGGTAGCCAGCAGCATAAGAGTGACTGCCATAGTTCTTAAGACTGGCATCTGTGAACGCCTTGAGCACAATCTTCAAAGTGTCTTGATTCTCTGTAGTCCACATTCCCATCTTTCGCTCCTAAGTAATTGTTCAGTTCAATAATTATACACTAATTTAGATCTAGGTCAACCTGTTGCCGTTCTGCCACATGACGACAAGCGCCCCTGTAAGTATAGCCCGGGCAGGAGCAGGAATAGTTGCCTTCGCTGAGTCTTACTGTATGAAAGTCGCCACGACTTCCCGGCACTCTCCACTCATTGGTCTTCTGCCCGGGCTCTTCTTCAAGTTCCCTAAACTGCCGTCCTCTACGATCTAATACAATAGGTGCCTTAAACTTGCGAACCCGCTGTTCACCTTGTGGCACATAGGCTATGATGTGACGCAGGTCATCGTCAAATACATAGACATGATTTGGAGTGGCATCTGTCCACTCCGTGGTCTCCTCAAATACTCGCATTAGTAGTCTACTCTGGTAGCACCCGTCTCCGGGTCAACATCTACAAAAACCTTAGTGGTCTGCTCAATGCCCATTTCCTTGTCAAAGTATTTTACCTTATAGCAGAACTGACCGCCGTTAGTAATACCTAAGAACTTGGCACTGGTAAACCTGTCACCCTTGTAGCCAGTGATCCTAATACCTTCCGTCAAGTCTGCGGCAGTGAAGGTGCTTAAGATCTCAATGTCCTCTGCCAATACCATTATGCCATCTCCATATAAAGGTTAGCACGTTGCCACTTCCAAAGGTCCGTTATACTATTAAACACGGGGCCAATGAACTCTACGGGCTCTCCCTCAGCATTTACGCTGGCAGTGACCCATCCACCTACTACACTCCAACACGCATATTTCATTGTTCGCTCCTTGTTGTTCACTATACCCATATTATAGCAAGTTTCGAGACCCTAGTCAACCTAAGGGTCTCTGTTGCGTTATTACAACTAGCGGTAGAGGCTGGTGCGTTCTTGCTCATAGCAGTCGGGCTCAATACCTGCTTCTTCACCTGCTACAAGTTCGTCCGCAAAATTTATAAAGGACTCGCAGGCGTGGAACAGTTCTTCAAAACTCTCACGCTCTGAGCGGCTAAGGTCGTGTAAGAACATAGGGCCCTCTTCCCGCATAGCATTAAGGATTTGGTGCATAGCAAGTAAAGTGTTCTCGCACATACAGTATGACATATTGGGTCCACGCATTTGTTCGCTCCTAAGTAGTTGTTCAGTTCAATAATTATATGGCAATTTACGCTGTCTGTCAACGGTGTGGCTATGCTGCCACACTAGGCCACCAGGCCCAATGACCTGCGCCCTGGACTAAGATAGTCCTTGTTCATCACAGTCTTGTAGGCATGACAACATTTGCATAGTGTTTGAAGATTAGCTTCACGGTTATCAGCAGGATCCCCGTTGATATGATCAACATCTAACATTCCTTCCCAATGTATGTTAGTGGTACAGGTGAATCCCAATCGACCGTCTTTGTTCTCACAGTAGTCTTTTCTATATTTGCGCCACGGATGCCAACTATTAAGAAGCTTTGAAACACTGATACCATTTTTTTTGGCCAGCCGTTTAATATGGCATTGCCCACACCATTTACGATAGCAGGCATATCCGTCATAATAGTCACGTATAAGAGCTGCATCCCCACTACAACCCGGAGTAATACAGGATGGTCTGTCTTCGTAAGGCACTGTTGGCATCGGTTTCTCCTTGTTGTTGTCAATGGTGTGGCCGCGCAGCCACACCTGGCACTCCCGCTTAGAACGGTGCGTCTTCAATGTCCTTCAATTGTGCTTCAATCTCAGCCTTGGTCAAAGTGGTCTTTGGAGCAGCCTTCTTGGCCTCTACTTTGGCAACGATGCCCGCCATAGTGGGCTTCTTAGGTTGCTTGGGCTTCTTGGCCTCTTTCTTGGGACGATCTTTGCTACCAGCCTGCGGAGTGCGACGCTCTTGTGCGTCCTCAATTGCAGCCTGCTTCTCACTGTTGATGACACCAGCATCGTTCTTGTAAAACTCAATCTTCAACAGAAAAGCCACAGCCTCTTCTTTGGTCATTGGGTTGGGCAAAGGCATAAGATCAACTTCAGTGTGACCATTCTTCTCTAAGACCTTGACACGTAGTGCGTCATTGGCAAAACGAACCTTGACTGAACCATTTAAACGGCTAGTACCTGCGTGAGTAAAAGTGCTCATTGTATTTCCTTTCAAGTGTGTGTGTAAATTTGTTTGCTACTGTTCTATGATTATATGTTCGAAATGTCTAGTTGTCAACCGATATCTTCCTCCATTTCTATGTGTTGTAGTTCTGCCACACCAAAGCGTAGGTCTGCTTCTTCTTGGGCCTCGCTGTAATATGTGGCATCTAACTGCTCAAAGGAACCATCGCTGAACATGGCACTCCAGTATGAGGGAGCATCCTCCCTTACTGCAACAAGGTAGCGCTTCATGCCGCTGCCTCTACCTTACAGAACTTGGCAAACTCTGCCCAAGAGCCTTCAAACAAGGTGGCATTGACTCCAGGATTGAATATGCTGCCTGGACCCAGCACCTTAACCCTATCCTTGTAGACATGATACTCATAGTCCTGACCACAGTCAGTTGAAGTGACCGAGTGAATGTAAAAGCCGCCTACGGTTTCTTTGAAGTGTGCTACGAGACTGGCAGCAAGACAACCCATACCGTTAGCAAGGGAAGTGCTCTCCTTACCAAAGCCATTGACCAAAGTCTTGCCTGCGAGGAACTCTGCTAGTTCTCGTCCGTGTCCCTCAATGTAGCCGTCATATTGGCTATAAAGGTTGAGGATGACTTCGTTGTGCTCGTTGTAGACAAAGGTTAGTGCTCTAGTTCCCATCTCTTGCTCCTCGGTAGTTGTTCAGTTCAATAAGTATATGCCCAAACCATTCTGCTGTCAACTCAGTGGCTTAGATGCCACACTATTCACCCTCCGGTAAGTAATCTCGCAAGTATTCTTTGGGACATTGGGCTAACAGGATCTCCAAGTCCTCAGTCTGCCCCAGTTCCAAATCCCATTTGATCTGTGCTACCACAGCCTCAACCAACTTGACCAATTCAGTGTCCAAGTGTTCCATCTCACTCTCCTAGTAGTCGTTGAGTTCGTATTGCTCGTCGTACCAATTGTCGTTAGTTTGATCCTGATATTGTTGCATGAGTTCACCGCAGGCAATGTCTACCCACTCCAGAGGCACTCTATGCTTGTTGGCAATCTGCTGGAAAGTGAGCAAGCCCCGCTCAATGTCCTCTTGTATGCCGATTATTACATCTCTCATCTATCGCTCCTAGTTGTTCAGTTCAATAATTATATGCCCAAACCATACCCTTGTCAATGCTGTGGCACGTCTGCCACAGTGTGTCTACATGCTCCAATATGCTTCTGAACTAGGACTGGCAGCGAAGTGGGTATCAAATCGCTCTTCGTACTCCTTGCCCGTCATCAAGTTCCGTCGCTTGACCATAGTCTTGTGAATTTCATAACGATAACCCTTCTTGCTGGGAAAAGTATATCGCATGGTGCTGTCTAGGCCCTCCAAGTCCTCAGTGTCAAAGTCCTCTTTGAAGATCATGCGCTCTTTTACTCGAGTCCTAGCATCCTTCTTGTAAGCGATCACAGTCAACATAGTCCGCTCCTTAGCAATCCGGGTCAAAGTCTGCCCACTCTTGTGCTTCATCGGGCTGTCCATCGTCGTCCTCATCCTCATCGCGGTCAAGCCAGGTAATTATGTCATTCTTACGAGCAAAATCCGCTACTTCACTCTCGCTCAAATAGCCCAACAAGTCCCTAATCAGTGCATCCTTGTCCACCATGTCGTCCTCTACAAGGCTTAAGAGTTCGCAAGTGTATCTACGGCTGCGATAAGAATCTTGCTTTGTCCACATAGTTTCGCTCCTTAGTGTTTCAGTTCAATAAGTATACGCCCAAACTCAACTTAGGTCAACGGTGTGGCATTGCTGCCACACCTGGCACTCCCTCAGTCCATTCTGCTGTTAGCGTAGGCCTTAACGCCCAGATGCTCTGTAAGGAACTTGGCCGCAGCCTCAGCAGCCGCCTCAGCAATGTTAAGGCTTTGACAATTTGTATAACGGCTAGCACTCATCTCAAGCCCACCGCCGTAGGCCTTGCGGAACCCTGCCCGAAGCAGAGCCTTGCCCATCTTAGTGCTACCTTTCTCGTAGACAGTGATGCGAGCGAACCCGCAACAATCCCTGTCGCCATACTGGGCAAAGGCGTCTTGTGCGGCCTTACGGGCCACGTCGTGCATAACAGAAACAGCAAGCTCTACAGTGTTAAGGGTGTCTTTGCTCATTTGTCGCTCCTAGTTAATGTCTCAGTTCAATAAGTATACGCCCAACTCACTCTCTTGTCAATCGTTGTATTCTTGCAACTCCGCCTGTTGCTCAAAAGCCACACGTTGGCACTCCGCATTTATAGATGTTATACTAGTGGGATCTTGCAAGTCAATCCAACGCTCGTACTCATATTCGTATTCTGCCTGCTCTGAGGGACTCATTGTGTATATATACATTCTCTGCTCCGTTGTGTTCATCATTCTCTAAGTATATGCCCAAAACGCCATTTTGTCAAGTGTGGCAAAAACGCTACAAGTGTGGCTCTTGTACAACACTGTGGCATCTCTGCCACAGGAACTCCCGCCGTGGCAGATCTACAACACCTGTGGCTGATCTACAACATGAGAATTTATAACAGTATATGTTCTATAATGTGGCAGAATAACCACTGGCAATGTCTAGGGTTTTTGGTGCCCGTAGCCGGAGTCGAACCAGCACGCCCTTTCGAGCGAGGGATTTTAAGTCCCTTGTGTCTACCTATTTCACCATACGGGCAATTTTGGTGCCCCCTCACGGAGTCGAACCGCGCACCAACAGATTATGAGTCTGCTGCTCTAACCATGCATGAGCTAAGGGGGCTTATACTGTGAATCAACGTGTATAATGTATGTATATTACTGTATTTATGGAATTTTGTCAACTGTGGCGGAAGGTCTACAGGGTGTGAAAAAGTGCAGAAAAGTGTGAAAAAGTGTGACAAGTCTCAACCATACTGTGGATAACCTGTGGGCAAAAACTGTGGTCTTCACGGTGGGAGGGAGAGGCTAAGTTCAAATACTCCCACACAGATATCCACAGAGAGATTCACCAGATCCCATTATTTTCCACCACTTTTCCACCAGCGATAATTGTCTGTAAAGGAGGGTCCACAGTCTTTACAGGAGTAGAAACCAGGATGTGGGTCATAGGTCAGTTCTTCGATCCAGTAGCCTAGAATAGCCCCAAGCAGCAAGCAGACTAGGATTCCGGGTATCGTTCGCATAGGTCTCTACAGCGGGGTATTTACTAGTATATACACGGGTTCTACAGCGGGGTATTCACGCAATAGTACGACTAGCCGTGGGTAGTTGTAGATTATCTATCCAAGTCCAATGTTGGCCCAAAACTGGAGTCAGTCCTATATGACTACGTGGTATGAAGTATCTGCCGTCGTCTGAGTTCAGTGCCAATTGATCCACTATGTTAGCCATAACTGAGTCTACCAATATAACGGCGTGTGCTTGATCTAGGGCCAGACACCAATCCCAAACTGAGTCTGTAGCTTCAGTAATTTCCACAGCTGGGATGTCTTTGGGAATAATCTCAGTATTGAATTCAGCACGATGTGTACTACCTGTAACATGTACCAAGATATAGGGTTCGTTAGCTCCACCTAGTTTATCCTGGATAACCTCTAGGAGGGCCTGTTCTCTATCCCTATCTCTAGTTATGCAGTCTTTAAGCTGCCATTTATAGTAGAAGGGAACTTCAGCTCTAATATACTTATATTGATCAAACTTAGTATGCTGGAAGTAGTTCTGTTGACTAAATTCTGGGTGATTAGTCAGTGCCTGATAAAGTGGAATAATTTCGTCGCAGCCCACTTCTAGAAGTACTCGCATAGGTTCGTCATAGAAGTAGTAGCCTGTAGAATCTGTAGTCACGGGATGCCATATGATTTGGGGAGCTACTCTATACATATGACTGACAAATTCTCTACAGATTGGCCAATGAATTTCCCAGCCCTGTTTTCTATAATATTCTGCTATAGGCAGTGCGATCACAAGGTCTCCCAGTCCTCTGCTCTGTATAATACCAAGTCTTTTCATTGTGTCTAGTTCTTTCAGTGTAAGTTATCCGAGTATTTAATAGCAGTCAATTACTGGGTCTAATAGAAGTGACTAAATATGTCTATGCCCATTACCACTACATTTCAGCAGGTCATCAGCCCCAGTATTGTCATAGCCACAGGGTCAGTTGGTCAAGGCATAGTTGCTCCCGGGGTAACTATAGTCAATAGTTCTGCTGTCATAGCATCAACAGTGACCAATTTGCTGACCACTCGAATCAGAGACATTGTGGGCCAAAGTGATCAGGGCTATGGTCTAGGTGCTTATCTCAGCCTACCTGTCAACACCAGCACCAGAGTCACTGCCAGGACCTATAATTCCATACTAACAGATTTAGATCTTGTGTTACGCCATATAACGTCAGCCAGTATAGTCAATAGCCTAACACAGCTCAGCACATGGACCGATAGTCTAGTGGTTTCAACAGGCAGTTTGGTATCTGCCACACAGTGGCAGAGCGTGGTCAATCTCGTAGATTTTGCGGCCTTAAACCGTTATTCAGTGCATCCTGGGCAGTTGGCCACAGATCCCAATGGTTGTACAGTGACCTATGATCAAAGCATATCATATCGAACCACGTCGTGGGGTACGGGCACCAGTTCAGTGATCACAATGGAAGTCCGAGCAGAGTGGCCACAGAGTTATTTGGCCGACAGTTTCTTCAACACGGGCGGTGATTTTGTTTTTTCACCATTCATACATAGCATGGGGCTAGTTACCAGCAATCCCGTGGCCACAGGCACCAATTTAACACTACAGACAGCCTTGGATACCGCAGACATCTCAGTGCCTTTAAGTCTCAATGGACAGAGTATTGCCCGGGGGCCTCTGTTTCATGTAGACCCAGGTCAATGGTTCTATGGTCCACCTAGGACTAGTTTGATCGGTGATGTTGACTTTTTTTATAGACCCGGTGTAGGAGTAAGTGGTAATGCTGCCTATTTAAATCAAAACCCCCAAATTTATGGTACACCTTTTCAATTTGTAGGTGTTCACTACGGCGACTATACCACACAACTAGTCATAGGAGTAAGGCAGGGTCAAGAGGTGCCCACAGAGAGTACACAGCTCACAGTTTATCTTAACAATGATCAGAGTCGTCAATATGTGGTCACTGTGCCCGGTAGGCATAGCAAATATGAAGGACCTACACCAACTGCCAATCTAGATGCTTATGGTACCGAGGGTTGGTGGATCTACAGGTATTATGATTATATTAATCAAACTGGCGCTTCATACTATCAAGATAATCTAATTCCTTGGATTGAAATCTATTCTGGTCGTAAGGGCAGTGATCCCATAGGTCTAACCGATGCGGTCAACAGTAGATTGCCTTTCAGTCTGCAGATTGTGCCCAATGGACTGGCTCCTGGCTCAGCTTCAAGCAGCACAGGGGTTGGTAGTACAGTGACCAATGCCTGGGCTCAGTTCATTGATGAACTCAGAGCAGGTGCTGCTCAGAGCTACAGTTATGATCGTAGTCGTTGGCGTGACTCAGCCTGGCAGACCACAACCAGTATTTTTACCAGCAGTATAGGTACCAATACCAACAAGATCTCAATCGCAGCCACTAGAGATACCCTGGCTGTGGGACAGAGCAAGCGAATAAACTTTGTCTTAACTGCTACCAATTTCGAAGTGAACAATGTGATCAGTTACTATCATCCCTATACCTATACTACCAGTAGTCAAACCTGTACCAACACAATCAGCGCTGGTAATACCACAGACGGTGCCACAGGCGACTATGGTGGTGTGGGTGGCAGTGGGTTCCCTTGGTGGATTGTAGCTGTGGGCATTGTGAGTGTGGTCACTGGTGTATGCTTCACTGGGCCCACTCTGGTGCGCATGGCTGATGGCTCTAGACGAGCCATAAGAGATAT